TGATCTGGTCGTTGGACCTGAGGCCATCATGAAGTTGAAAATCGCGTTTGACCCCGACATCGTGGCGATGATGAAGGGGGAAGTCACCGCCGGAGAAAAGGCGGTGTCTGCGGCAATGCGCGAGGCCGGCACGTCCCTCAAATCAGCTTGGCGCGGCCAGATCACCGGTGCCGGATTGGGGCGAAGGCTCAGCAACTCCATCCGTCTCGCCAGTTTCCCGAAATCCGGCGAAAGTCTGAACGCGGCGGCGCTGGTCTGGTCCAAAGCGCCGGTCATCATCAGTGCCCATGATACGGGGCCGCTGATCCGGTCGAAGGATGGGTTCTGGCTGGCGATCCCGACACCAGCCGCAGGGAAAAGCTCCAAGGGTGGTCGGATAACACCGGGAGAATGGGAACGCCGCACCGGGTTGCGCCTGCGCTTTGTCTATCGCCGACGGGGGCCCAGCCTCCTGGTGGCCGAGGGGCGGTTGAATTCGAGGGGCCGTGCTGTCGCGTCCAGGTCAAAAACCGGCCGAGGTGTCGCGACCGTGCCGATTTTCCTGCTGGTGCCGCAGGTTAAGCTCCGAAAAAGGCTGGATTTGGCACGGGATGCAATGCGAGCCGCGGATGCGGTTCCGGGGCTGATTGTGGCGAAATGGCTGGAGGGAAGATAATCCAGATGGTAGCGCTCATGGAAGGTGGTGCATTTGTCGTGATCGGCCCAAACTGGCTGCCGGGCAAGTAGCTGGGAGACGATGGATGTGTTATACACTGACAGGTCAAAATTTCGCCCGTGCCGAGAGGCCACACTTGGCAGAGGGGCAAAAGCGGCCCGACTATTGAACCCTGTCCCCCGTGCTGGCTCAATCGCCTTGGGTCCGGTTTTTTGCCTTCCGGCTTTGCTTTTGGCCCCGGCATTTTGTGGAGCAGTATTTCACCTCATCCCAGACTTTTTCCCATTTCCTGCGCCAGGAAAACGGTCGGTGACACACTGCACAGGTTTTTTGGGGGAGGTCAGACTTTTTCATTGTTTGCCAGAGCTCTGAAAAATCGCTGCGCGTCGCCGCTGACGGCCAGGCGTTTGTCGTCGCTCATCCGGTTCAGCGTGGTAAATACAAACCCCATTCGTGGATTGCCGCGCAGTTTGTCTGCGTTTCGGTCGATGAAATCCCAATACAGGTAGTTGAAAGGGCACGCTTTGGGACCGTTCTTTGCGCTCACTTTGTATGAACAACTGTCGCAGTAATCGGACATTTTGTTGATATACGCCCCGCTGGCCGCATAGGGCTTTGACCCCATCAGCCCCCCGTCGGCAAAAAGCACCATGCCGCTCACATTGGGCAGTTCCACCCATTCGTAGGCATCCGCGTAGACCAGCAAATACCACTCATTGACCTCATCGGGTGCAAGACCCGCCAGAAGGGCAAAATTGCCCAGAACCATCAGTCGCTGGATGTGATGCGCATAAGCGTTTTGCCTCGTCTCCAGAACAGCCTGCCTGAGGCAGTTCATCTGAGTGTCCGCAGTCCAGTAAAACGCAGGCAGCGCCCGGTCCGCCTCCAGAAAGTTGGCCTCTTTGCACGATGGCATTTTTAGCCAATAAAGCCCGCGCACGAATTCACGCCAGCCCAGGATCTGACGAATGAACCCCTCGACCGCATTCAGCGGCGCTTTCCCTTTGCGAAAGGCATCTTCAGCCTTTTCAAGGCATTCCAGCGGCAGCAGCAATCCGCAATTGAGGTAGAGCCCGATATGACTGTGATACATCCAGGGTTCGCCCTGGATCATTGCGTCCTGATAATCGCCAAACTGCGCCAGCCTCGTTTCGATAAACTGGTCCAGTGCCGCCAGCGCATCCTGCCTTGTAACCGCGTAACCAAAGGGATTCAGGTCACCGAAATGATCCGCGAAGGTGCTTGCGACCAGCGCCATGACCTCGCGCGTGATCTTGTCCGGCGCTACCGCAAAAGGCTGTGGGACAGTGAGACCCTTTGCGGGTGGCTTGCGGTTCTCACTGTCGTAATTCCATTGGCCGCCGGTCGGGCCACCTTGCTCCATCAGGACAGAGTATTTCTTTCGCATCTCGCGATAGAAATATTCCATCCTGAGTTGCCCCCGCCCGTCGGCCCAGCGGGCGAAAGATTCTTTGGTCGCAAGGAAGCGATCGTCGTTCAGAATGGTGACCGGGATCCCCAACTGCGCCGACCAGCCTTTCATTTCGTAAAGCAGGCGGTATTCTCCGGGGGAGGTCACGACAATCTCATCAGGCTGCTGCGCAGCTGCAACCCGCTGCACCTCGCTGAACAGACTGCCTGTATTATCCGGCGCATCGTAGCGGACGTAGTTTACAGCCAGATTTTCCGAAATCAGACCATGCGCAAAATGACGCATGGCCGAAAACAGAAAAGCAATCTTTTTCTTGTGATGCTTTACATAGGTTGCTTCAGCGCGAACCTCGGCCATAAGAACCAAATCGTCCCGCCCCAAATCGCGCAGCGATGAGATCTGCCGGTTGAGCTGATCCCCTAAAATTAGTCGTAGTTTCACAGACGATCCTGTCCGTCGATGCAAGAAAAATGTTCCGCAGATATCTGGAAAGCCTTTCCAAATCGTGTTCATGATACGCACCTGACAGTTTTACGGATCAAAGACCAAGTGGACTTTTCTCTGGTTATGCACGGTTTGATTGGCTTGCATTTGCAGCGAACAACCGTTTCCCGCCCTTCGTGCCGATGATTTCACCACCCAGTCACCCACACACAGCAGTCGAAGCCATTGTTTTCGCTAGAATGTTTGGATCGAATCCCAAACTCCTACAAAAACCATAAGAACCAGAAGGCACATTCATGCCCACCACGCGCGAAACTATCCTGCAAGCCCTACTTGCGGCGCTGCAAGCCGTGCCCGGCGCAACCGTGCTGCGTGAAGAGGTTCTGCCCGAACGCCTGCCCGCAGGCGGCCTGTTGATCTTGCGTGACGGCGATCCGGGCGCGCCGGAGGTCACGCTGTCACCGCTGGCCTATTACTTTGAGCATCGCGCCGAGATCGAGGTGATCGTGCAGGGCAAGACACCTGCGGCAAGGGCGGCAGAGTTTGACACCCTCATGCAGGCCATCGGCGTGGCGCTGACCATCGACCGAACCCTTGGCGGGCTCTGTGACTGGACCGAGGCGCAGGCTCCGCAGCCGGTTGACCTGCCGGTGGAGGGCGCTGCTGCGCTGAAAGCGGCAATCATTCCGGTCATTCTAACCTACACGACGGCCGATCCACTGGGCTGACCCCTTCGAGATGGCCCTTCGAGATGACCCTCGATCGGCTGACACACCCCCAAAACAAGGAACCAGAACATGGCACGCGCACAAGGCGCGGTCGCAACTCGCGGCTGCGTTCGAGACAACTTATGGCACGGCACCGGCAGGCGGCTTTATCCGGATGCCGTTTGCCAGCGCCTCATTGGGGGCCGAGCAGCCCCTGCTGACCTCCGAACTTCTGGGCTATGGCCGCGATCCCTTGACCCCGATCAAGGACGCGGTGACGGCCGATGGCGATTTAATGGTGCCGATTGATGCCGAGGCGTTCGGGTTCTGGCTAAAGGCGGCATTTGGCGATCCGGTCACCACCGGGACGACAGACATGACACACACGTTCAATTCCGGCGGCTGGACCCTGCCCAGCATGGCCATCGAGATCGCCATGCCCGAGGTGCCGCGCTATGCGATGTATTCCGGCTGCGTGCTCGATCAGTTGTCGTGGCAAATGCAGCGATCGGGGCTTTTGACGGCCACGGCCAAGCTGATTGCGCAGGGTGAGGCCGTCGCCACATCTTCTGCCGCCGGAACGCCAACCGGCTGGACCCTGCAACGGTTCGGACATTTCAACGGATCGATCAAACGCAACGGCACAAGCCTGGGCAACATCGTCACCGCTGACATCCAGTACGCCAACAATGTTGAGCGCATTGAGACCATCCGCGCCGACGGGCGTATTGATGGGGCCGACCCGTCCAACGCCGCCCTCACCGGTCGGATCGACGTGCGCTTTGCTGACAGCACGCTGATGGATCAGGCGCTGAACGGCACTTCGGCCAGCCTCGAATTCTCCTACACGATTTCGGCGAATGTCAGCCTGACCGTCACCGCGCATGAGGTCTATCTGCCGCGCCCGCGCGTCGAGGTGCAGGGACCGCAGGGCATTCAGGCCAGTTTCGACTGGCAGGCCGCCTACAATGCCGCCGCCGGGCAGATGTGCACATTCACCCTCAAGAACCAGATTGCGAGTTACTGATATGCTGAAACTGAACCTCTCGAATACCCCCGCATGGCTGGACCTCGGCCACGGGGTGCGCCTTCGGCTCCTGCCGCTGACCACAGCCTTGATGGTGGCGGCAAGGAATGATCCGGCAATCACCGCTTTGGGCGAGGATACGCCCGACGAGCAAAGCGCGCTGGTCTTTGCCAAAGTGCTGGCCCGTATCGCTATCGTGGATTGGGAAGGTGTGGGCGATGAGAATGGCATCCCGGTAGCCGTCAGTCCGCAAGGCATCGATGCCCTGCTGGATGTCTGGCCGCTCTTTGAGGTCTTCCAGACAGGTTACATCGCTGGAGGCTTGCTGCTGGATCAGGAAAAAAACGTCTCATCGCCCTTGCCGAATGGTCCTTCGGCGGGGGCGACGGATACTGCCAGGCCTGCTCGGAAATCTGCGAAACCTGCCCGCAAATTCTGAACCAACCACAAACCTGGGAGGGCATGCAGGTTTGGGACCTGGTTACCCGTCTTGGTGGCCAGATGCGGATCACGGCTGCGGGCACGGTTGTCGGCTGGGATTTCAGCGCGGCGCTGGCCATGGCGCGGGCCCTCGGGATCGATCCCGCGCCGGTCGCGGAGATTCTGCCCGCTATCGAGGCGGTGATGGTGCGCGCATTGAATGAGCAAAGGGAAATGAACGATGGCTGAAAAACGCGTCTCTGTCCGCCTGGCGGCTGTCGGCGGCGAAAAGGTCAAGGCAGAACTCACCGGCATCGGCAAGGCAGGCCAACGCGGCTTTGGCAAAGTCTCGCGCGAGGCCGAGATCGCCAACGCGAGGCTGGCAAAGTTCGCGCGCCGCGCCAAAATCGCCGCCGGGATCATGGCGGCGGCTGCGGTGGCGGCCGGTATTGCGATGGTGCGCTCCAGCCTGCAGACCATCGACGAACAGGCCAAACTGGCCGCGTCCCTGCGCACCACAACTGAAAGTTTGCAGGTTCTTTCCCGCGCCGGTGATCTGGCGGGGGTGTCCATCGGGGAAATCCAACAGGCCACGATCCAGTTGACCAAGCGACTGTCTCAGGCGGCGGCGGGCACTGGCCCGGCTGTCGATGCCCTGAAGCAGCTGAACCTCTCGGCGGCCGATCTGGCCAAACTGCCAATTGATGCCAAGATCGCCACCATTCAGGATGCCATCGCGAAATTCATCCCGAGCGCGCAACAGGCGGCGATCGCCTCGCAAATCTTCGGTGATCGCGCCGGTCTGATCTTCACCCGCATCGACAGCGCCACCTTGCGCCAGGCAACACAGGACGTGCGGGATTTTGGCGTGGCGGTCTCGGAATCTGACGCCGCACAAATCCAGCGCACCAATGATGCGCTGTCGCGCATGGGGTTGCTGTGGCGGGGTATCTCCAACCAGCTGGCCGTTGCCGCCGCCCCGGCGCTCGAGGCTATTGCGGATACCATGGCCGCGATTGGCAAGGTTACCGGCCCGCTCGGTCGCGCCATCACCGGGCTGTTCAATCATCTCGGCGAGATTGCCACCATTGCCGCCACTTTCGCCGCCGTGCTGGGCCTCCGGCTGGTCAAGGCTCTTGCACTCGCCGCACTGGGCGTGCGGGGCTTGTCGTTCTCGCTGGCCACCTTGCGCGGAGCCCTGATCCGCACCGGTATTGGCGCGTTGATCGTCGGGGCGGGTGAGTTGATCTACTGGTTCGGGCGGCTTGCCGGTGGTGCGGGCGGCTTTGGCAAAGCCATGGGGTTGCTGAAAAATGTGGCAATCGAGGTCTGGGAGCGGATCGGCGACGGGGCCTGGGGGATCGTTCTGCGCATGCGCTCGGTCGCCAATAATCTCAAGGCCAGCTGGTTTGAGGCATTGGCGGCCATGCAGGATAAATGGGCGCGGTTTCTGAAGGCAATTTCCGGGGCGGCGTTCAATATCCCCGGCATGACCGGTCTGGCGAATTCGCTGGCGTTTGACGCCGGAATGGCGGGTCAGGCGGTGGATGAATTGCGCAGCACCGCCGAGGAATACCGGTTCTATGCCAGCAATTTTGGCGATCAGGCGGATATTCTCGCGGGCAACATCACCCGCCCTCTGAACTCGATGCAGGCGCTGCGCGATGCCATGACGTCAGGTGCCGGGGACGGCGAAGATGCGCTGAACCGAACCGGCGATGCGGCCACACGCCTTGCAGCCAATATCGCCAAATCGGGCGGCGCAGCCGGAAAAGCCGCCGGGATCGCCAAGTCGGCGTGGGAAACCGCAGCCGCGTCGCTGAAGGAATACTCAACGAAAGCAAAAGACATCGGCAAAGGCATCGGTGATGCGCTGACCGGCGCATTCTCGAACGCTGAAACCGCCATTGAACAGTTCGTCAAAACCGGCAAGCTGGACTTCAGCTCGCTGGTGTCCTCCTTGCTGGCCGATCTCGCCAAGCTGTCGGCCCGGAAATTCATCCTCGGCCCGCTGGCCAATGTTCTGTCAGGGGCGCTTGGCAACCTCGGTAATCTGTTTGCGCCGGTGCTGCACGCAGGTGGCATGGTCGGTGGGGCCGCGCCCGCGCGCAGGTTGCCTGCCATGGCTTTTGCAGCCGCGCCCCGCATGCATTCCGGTGGCTGGGCGGGACTGCGCCCGGACGAGGTGCCCGCGATCCTGCAGAAGGGTGAGCGGGTGTTGAACCGGCGCGAGGCCCAAGGCTATGGGCAAAGCTCCGCCCAAAACATCACCATCAACATCCAAACCCGCGATGCGACAAGTTTCCGGCAATCCCGCACGCAGGTCTCGGCCGACATTGCCCGCGCCGTCGCTTTGGGACGGAGGGGCATGTGAGGGCTTGTCCAAGTTGATGGCCAAACGCCACCGGTTCGAGTGACGCCATCAACGGGAACCGGTTTTTGGACAAGACGCATGAACAAGGATAAATCTTAATGGCGTTTCACGAAATCCGCTTTCCCGACAACATCAGCCGGGGCGCACGCGGTGGCCCGGAACGGCGCACCCAAATTGTCGAACTTGCCTCGGGAGACGAGGAACGCAATGCCAGCTGGGCCAACTCGCGCCGTCGCTATGATGCGGCTTACGGCATTCGCCGCGCCGATGATCTGGCAACCGTGGTGGCGTTTTTTGAGGCGAGAGGCGGGCGGCTCCACGGGTTTCGCTGGAAGGATTGGGGCGATTACAAATCCTGCCAGCCTTCGGGAACGCCATCTGTAACCGATCAGGCGATTGGCATTGGTGACGGCGCGACCACCACGTTTCAACTGATGAAAGCCTATACCTCCGGCGCGCAGACCTGGACGCGCACCATTGCGAAACCAGTGGCCGGAACCGTCATGCTGGCATTGAACGGGATCGCGCAGGCCTCCGGCTGGTCGGTCGACGCCACCACGGGCGAGGTCGCTTTTACGACGGCTCCCGCCAGCGGCGTCAGTGTCACCACGGGTTTTGAATTCGATGCGCCGGTGCGTTTTGACACCGACCAGCTCGACGTCACCCATGATCTCGAACGGCTCGGCTCCATCACATCCATTCCCCTGATCGAGGTCCGCCGGTGAAGGATACCACCTTAACCCTCGCGAAGCGCAGCCGCTATATCCTTGACGGGCAACATCAAAACCAGCGGCTCGACCGGGCTTTCGACAAATCCGTGCTCCAGATAGAACGCCTTGGCCCGATCATTCAGGGCATGCACCAAGATCGCTGCCGCACCGATTTCGCGCGCGGCGTTCAGCACCCGCAGCAAGGCATCCCTGAGCAGGGCCGCGCCGACGCCGTTTCCCTGTTCTTGAGCATCCACGGCCAGACGGCCGAGAATGATCACGGGAATGGGGGACGGCATGTTGCGCCGAACCGTGCGCGGGGCCTCGTCGCGCTCGACCGCTCCGGCCGCCAGCGCGTAATACCCGACAACGCAATCGCCGCGACAAACGACATAGACACGCGAGGCACCGGTTGCCTGATTGCCCCGCGCACGGCGTTTCAGCCACTGATCAAGGCTCGGCGCGCCACAGTCAAAGGCATCCAGTTCATGGGTTTCCCCAAGAAGTTGCGGTGCCCGCAGGGGCGCTGCGGGCAAGCTCATTCCTCCCACAAAGCCTTGGCTGCCATCAGTTTGCGCAAAGCATCCGAAGGCTTTGCCGGGGCATCAAGCGCCGACTGAAACGCATCAAACCGCACCGGGTCCAGGCGGAACAGACGACGGTCGAGCAGCGCATCTTCCGCCGCGCGCCGCGTTGCATCGAGCATGAATTCGGTGCGGTTTTTACCCAAGGCATCCGCCGCGCGATCGATCAGATCCCGGTCGTGTCGGGTGACGCGCAGGTTGATCAGCGATTTGCTTGCGGCGGGGGCAACAGGTTGCGGTGTGGGCATCGGTCTCTCCTGAGTATTCGACACTCACAATGTAAATACAATAGATACACAATTCAAGAGGCGGCAGTATGACAAAGCAATTCCCGCAATCCCTGCAAACCCACCTTGAGTCCGGCACCACGACGCTGGCCTGGTGCTGGCGTCTGACGCGCAACGACGGGGCGGTGTTCGGGTTCACCGACCATGACCTTCCGCTGGCCTTCGACGGCACCACGTTCGAGCCTGAATCCGGGTTCACCGCCTCGGAAATCCGCTCGGGCTCCGACCTCTCGGTCGATGCACAGGAAGCCGAGGGGGTACTGACCTCCACCACCATCACCGAGACTGACATTCTTGACGGGCGCTGGGATAATGCGGCCGTGGAAATCTGGCGCGTCAATTGGGCCGATACCGCGAGCCGCGCGCTTCTGCGGCGCGGGGCCATCGGTCAGGTCCGGCGTGGGCGGCTGCATTTTGTGGCTGAGATGCGCTCGCTGGCGCATATCCTCGGCCAGACCATCGGGCGGACGTTTCAGGCGAGTTGCGATGCAGCTTTGGGGGATGCCCGTTGCGGCGTGAACCTGAACGATCCCGCCTTCAAGGCAAGTGGCACCGTGGTTTCGCTGTCGGGTGATCGCGGCTTTGCGACTTCCGGCCTTACCGGTTTTGCCGAGGGCTGGTTTGCGCTTGGCACTGTGAGCTGGCTGACAGGGGCCAATGCGGGGCGCAAGGCAGAGGTGTTGAGCCATACTTCGACAGGTGCGGACGTGACGATCACTTTGCTTGAGGCCCCGGTGCGTTCGATCGACCTTGGAAACGCCTTCGATATCTTCGCCGGTTGCGACAAGCGGGTCGAAACCTGTCAGGCCAAATTCGCCAATACTGTTAATTTCCGGGGCTTTCCCCATATCCCGGGTCAGGACGTGGTGATCCGTTACGCCGCCAAAGGTGATGCCAATTCGGGATCGGTTCTATGAGCCGCAGCCGAACCGCCCCGGCACGCATCATCAAAGCGACCCGCCGCTGGATCGGCACGCCCTATCACGATCAGGCCTCGGTGCGCGGTGTCGGCTGCGATTGCCTCGGGCTGCTGCGCGGGGTGTGGCGCGACGTCGTCGGTCCCGAACCGATGCCAGTGCCGCCGTATTCCCGTGATTGGGGCGAGGCGGGGCCGGTCGAGGTGCTGGCTGAAGCCGCGCGGGCCGCAATGATCGAGTTGGACGTCACTAAAGCCCGCACCGGCGACGTCATCTTGTTTCGGATGCGCGCAGGCGCAATTGCCAAGCATGTCGGGATTTTGTCGGGCACGCCCCGCAGTGCGCATTCGCCCCGCAGTACTCATTCGCCCCGGGGTGCGCGGCCGCACCGGGGTGCGCGTTCGCACTTTATCCACGCCTATGAGCGCAGCGGCGTGATCGAAGAACCGCTGACGCCCGCCTGGCAGCGCCGGATCGCTTTCGCCTTCCGCTTTCCCGAAAGATAAATCATGGCTTCCATTCTTCTGGCCTCGGCCGGTGCGGCGATCGGTGGCAGTTTTGGCGGTGCCGTCCTTGGCTTGTCCGGTGCCACCATCGGCGGCGCTGTGGGCTCGTTTGCAGGCTCGGTGATCGACAGCTGGATCATCTCATCGCTTGCGCCCGGACAGCGCATCGAGGGCCAGCGGCTCGAGAACCTGCAGATAACAACATCTACCGAAGGGGCGGTAATCCCGCGCATTTATGGCCGCATGCGGATCGGCGGCAATATCATCTGGGCCACGGATTTCACAGAAACGGTGAATACAACCACCACCGGTGGCGGCAAGGGCGGCGGGCCAAAGATCACGACGACCGCTTATCTTTACACCGCCTCTTTCGCCGTAGCGCTATGCGAGGGGGCGATCACCAACATCGGGCGCATCTGGGCCGATGGTAAACCGCTTGATCTCTCAAACGTCACACGGCGCATTTACAACGGCGACGAGACCCAACAACCCGACCCGTTTATCGCAGCAAAGATGGGCACGGGCAACGCGCCTGCCTATCGCGGCACCGCCTATGTGATGTTTGAGGAATTGCCGCTGGAACAGTTCGGCAACCGCATCCCGCAGCTGTCCTTCGAGGTGTTTCACCCCCTTGTTGAACCCGACACCGCCGAGGGCATGGTCCGCGCGGTCACCCTGATCCCCGGCACCGGCGAATTTGTCTACGCGACCGAGCCCGTGTCTCGCGGCACCGGCGGCAATACCGCCTCGGAAAACATCCACGCCACCAACGCCGTGCCCGATATCGTCGCGGCGCTGGACCAGTTGCAAGCCGCCGCGCCGAACCTTTTGAGCATCAGCCTCGTGGTTTCGTGGTTCGGCACTGACTTGCGCGCCGGGAATTGCCAAATCACGCCGGGCGTCGAGAACGCCACCAAGGTGACCACGCCCAAAAGCTGGGCCGTGAATGGCGTCGCGCGTGCGGGGGCGCATGTGATCAGCCTTGATGCAACCGGTCGCACGGCCTATGGCGGCACACCGGCAGATTTTGCCGTGGTGCAGGCCATCAAGGAGATCAAGGCGCGAGGGCTGCGGGTCACCTTCTATCCCTTCCTGCTGATGGATATTCCGGCGGGCAATACGCTGCCCGATCCCTATTCCGACAATGCCACCACCTTTGAACAAAGCACCTATCCATGGCGTGGGCGGATCACCTGTTCCCCGGCAGCGGGCTATGCGGGCACCGTGGACAATACGGCAGGTGCCGCGACGCAGGTTTCCGCATTCATGGGCAACGCGCAGGCGGCAGATTTCAGCGTGTCTGGCGAGGCCGTCTCCTGGACCGGCGGTGCGGATTGGGGCTATCGCCGCATGATCCTGCACTATGCCAAACTCTGCGCGGCGGCTGGCGGGGTGGACAGCTTCCTGATCGGTTCGGAATTGCGTGGCCTGACCACAATCCGCGATGGCGCGACCATTGCGAATGGTGCGACCATTGCGAATGGTGCGACCATTGCGAATGGCGCGGCCATTGCGAATGGCGCGGCCAGCTATCCGGTCGTAACCGCACTGAAGCAACTGGCCGCTGACGCAACAAACATTCTCGGGGCCGGAACCGCCATCAGCTACGCCGCCGATTGGTCCGAGTATTTCGGGCATCAACCGCAGGATGGCTCCGGCGATCTGTTCTATCACCTCGATCCACTCTGGGCCGACCCCAATATCGCGTTCATCGGCATCGACAATTACCTGCCCTTGTCCGACTGGCGCGACGGCTTTGATCATGCGGATGCGCAGGCGGGCTGGGCCTCGATCCGGGATCTCGGATACTTGCGCAGCAACATCGAGGGCGGCGAAGGGTTCGATTGGTTCTACGCCTCGCAGGCCGATCGCAGCGCACAAATCCGCACCCAGATCAGCGATGGGGCCGAGCGCTTCGCGCTGCTGTCCCCGGATCGAAGTTTTACGGAAACCAGCGGCGCG